CCGGCGACGAGAACACCCCTTCGCATCTAATCCCCCTTCCTGGATTTCGGGGTGCGGGTATGTCTGATGAGCAGACGCAGGAGATGATCGGCTCTGCGGCTAAGGAGTGGGCTGAGGCTATTGAGTCCATCATCAGCGGAGAGTTCGATTGCTTGACGAAAGCTAATGCAGCCCAATTACGCCAAGATGCCGCTGATGCCCCTGACGGTACCCGCATAATCACCGTCTACCGCCAGTCCGATCACCAGCGTCAGTCACCTTTCTGGCAGTTCACATTGGGTAAGACCAATGACGTGACTATCCCTGACCGTCAGCTAGGAAAGCTCACAGCCCATGAGTGATGTACATCCGGAAGAACATCGCCTGCAAATCATCGCGGGTGGACGGACGCTGTTCGATGCAGTGGTATCGGAGTACCACGTGACCACATTTATGCCAGAGCGATCTGGCGGACTTGTCCGCGTCGAGCTCACCGCAGCGGCTGACTCCTGATGGCCCACATAACCATCACTGTCGACGGCGACACCCTCATGGATGCTGATCCCGGCTCCTGGCGCTCAACCCCACCAGACATCGAGAGCCTGAAACTCAAGACCGGTGGTAAGCCTTGGGGTATCGCGTTGATGGGTGCTGTGGCCGAGGCTGCCACCCTTTCGATGGCCAACCTTCCCGCTACTGACACCACGATCGTGGTCACTACCCGTGACAACGGCTGGGCCATGGACGTACAGCGCGGCTGATGCCATCCAAGGGCACAACCAACGCCCGCGGCTACGGATACCACCACAAGAAGACCCGTAAGCACTGGGAACCGATAGTCCAAGCAGGACGCGCAACCTGCTGGCGCTGCGGCGAGCCCATAGCCCCCAATAGCCCATGGGACCTCGGACACGACGACAACGACCGAACCCGATACCGCGGACCAGAACACAGAGGCCGAGAGTGCCCAGCCGGCGGCAACAGGGCCACCGCGAACCGACAAACACCAACCACCGACACCTCAAGACCCTGGTAACACCCGGGGGGTGGGTAGGCGTCGAACACCACCGCACCGATGGTGACCCCGCCCCAGTCGCGAATCTCTCTCTTACGTTTTCCACACCACCACCCACATGATCGGAGGGCGCATGGCCAACAAGCCTGGCCTTCGGGCCGTGGGGAGTGATGAGCTGGCGCCGCAGAAGCCGTCGAAGTCCGTTGTTCAGGCCGCGAAGTCAGGTACACCTCGTGAGCTGCTGGTGGCGATGCGGGATCGGATCGCCGAGACGGTGACGGCGAACTGTGCGGCGCGTGATCTTGCGGCGTTGACTAAGCGGTTGCAGGACATCTCTCATGACATTGACGCGATTGATGCCCGCGACGACGCGGATTTGGCCGGCCGAGTGCGTGAACTCGAGTCCGCGCTGAGGGCGTTGGCCCCAGACCATCCGCTGCTGGTCGGCAGTGAACCCGATGACGAAAAGTTCGACGCCTCAGAAATCTAAGCCTCTTCCGCGTCTATCGGAAGCCGCCCGTCATGTGGTGATCCCCGAGGGGATTGTCACGTCGGTGTATCCGCGAGTGAAGCGGCGCCTGTCTGAGGTTGGGGTGGAGTTCGATCCCTGGCAGCAGGGATTTGGCTCGATCATGNCAGGTGGGCAAGACGTTCACGATTGGAAATATCGTGATCGGTCTGTGCCTTGAGTTTCCGGGCACACGGGCCGTGTGGACTTCGCACCACAATCGAACGACCACAAATACCTTCCGTTCGTTCCAGGCAATGGTGAAACGCAAGGCGATAGCCCCGCATCTAGAGCCTGGGCGGTCGAACGGTATCCGTGAAGCCAACGGTGAGCAGGAGATCCGGTTTCGTAACGGGTCGATCATCATGTTCGGTGCTCGAGCTCAAGGCTTCGGGCGCGGCATGGACGAGATCGATATCGAGGTCTTCGACGAAGCGCAGATCCTCAGCCTCAAGGCGCTCGAGGATATGGTGCCGGCCACCAACCAGGCTCGACACCCGCACGGGGCGCTGATCTTCTTCCTTGGAACGCCGCCGCGGCCTACCGATGACGGTGAAGCCTTCACGTCAAAACGGGATAAGGCACTCAAGGACAAACCTGAGGGCGATGTAGTCCTTACTCGAGGCGACCAGGTGTATGTGGAGTTCTCCGCAGATTCCAACGCCAAGCCGGATGATCAGTCGCAGTGGCGGAAGATGAATCCCTCCTTCCCGCACAGGACTCCTCTGGAGTCGATGCTGCGGATGCGTGAGAACATCCCCGACGATGACTCGTGGGCGCGCGAAGCTATGGGCATCTGGCCGTCCAACGGTGGCGGCCTGATCACCGAGGATATGTGGAGCGCGCTCAAGGATCTGAAGTCTGAGCCGCTAGATCCGGTGTCGTTTGGGGTGTACGCGAACAAGGGACAGACAGCCGCGGCTATAGCGGTGGCCGGGTACCGATCCGACGGAAAGATTCACGTCGGAATCGTCCCCGTCGCCACGGATACCCCGGACGTGAACATGCTTCCAGGACTTGAGTGGATCCCACCTCGAGTCAAAGAGCTTTTCATCAAATGGGCGCCGTGCGCCGTCATGGTCGATGAACGCTCCGAAGCGGGCGCGGTGATCCAAGACATGAAAGACCTCGGCGTTGAGGTTCAAACCACCAACGCCACCGGGATGGCGAACGCGTGCAGCAAGTTCCTATCCGTCGTCAATGAAAACGGGCTGCGGCACCGCGGCGCGAAAGACCTTCAGAAATCGGTATGTGCGGGCAAGAAACGTGACCTAGCTGACGCGTGGGCATGGGACCGCAAAGACGCAACCAGTGACATCACACAACTAGTGGCCGTCACCCTCGCCCTTCATGGGCTCATTGTTCACGGGCGAGTACAGGAGACACAAGTGTGGGGCTTTTACAGCTGATGACAGCAGAGCGAGTTGTGCTGCTAGTCGCCATTATTGGCGCGCTGCTGATTTCAGCCGGTGTCGCGGTGGTGGGTGGGCTTGGCTGGTCGCTGATCAGTGGGGGAGCACTCACCCTGGCCGGGGTTGGATTTGTGCTGCGTGAGGACAGTCCGTGAGGTTCCTGGACCGGCTCGCCGGCAAGACTCAGCCGTCGCGGATGTCGATCGACGAATACGCGGCGATGGTCAATCAGTTCGCATTCAACGGCTACGCCTACCAAGCTGGCGGTGTCCGACAAACCTTGGTCGGGCAGGGCACAGAGAAACCACCGAACAACTTTGAAGGCTTAGCGTCCCACGCGTACGCCTCGAACGGTGTGGTGTTCGCGTGTATGGCCGTGCGGCAACTGGTGTTCTCGAGCATCCGTTTTCAATGGCAGCGGCTCCGTGACGGGTCCCCCTCGGACACATATGGCCTGAAAGATCTGGCACTGCTGGAGCGTCCCTGGCCTGGTGGAACCACTCAGGATCTTCTGTCGCGGATGATTCAGGACGCCGACCTGGCCGGCAACTCGTACTGGTACAAGGACACCTCGTTAGCCCGATTGGGGACAGCGGACCCAGCCGGCGAATTGGTGCGGCTTCGTCCAGATTGGGTGCAGATCGTCGCCACCCCAAGAGAACCCGGACGCCGGGGCGGTGCGCAGCTTGGATGGGTCAAAAAGGGCTATCTGTACACCGAGGGTGGTGCCGCCACCAAGAACGAACCCGTTCCGTTCCTGGTTGACGAGGTCGCGCATTTCGCACCCATCCCGGACCCACTGGGCGTGTTCGTCGGGATGTCCTGGCTGACACCGATCTTGCGCGAGATCCAATCCGACCACGCCATGACCCGCCACCAGCGCAGATTCTTTGACAACGCCGCCACCCCCAACATGGTTATCAAACACTTCGGTGGTGCGCCCGGAATCGCCGCTGCCACACAGGACAACGTGAAGAAATGGGTCGAAGAGTTCGAGGACAAGTTCGCAGGCCCCGATAACGCCGGCAAGACCCTCCAGTTGTACCCCGGAGCCGATGTCACAGTGGTCGGAACCAATCTGAAAGACATCGACTTCAAGAATGTGCGCGGCGGCGGTGAAACCCGCATCGCAGCAGCCGCTGGTGTCCCGCCCGTGATCGTCGGACTCTCAGAGGGACTGGCAGCCGCTACATACTCCAACTACGGGCAAGCCCGTAGACGCCTCGCGGATGGCACCGCACACCCTCTGTGGCAGAACGTAGCCGGCTCAATCGAGCGAGTCATGAAAGTCCCCGACGACTCATCGCGGCTTTGGTACGACGCCACAGACGTCCCATTCCTGCGGGAGGACGAAAAAGATGCCGCGGCCATCGCCGCCATCAAGGCCGAGACCATCAACTCCTACATCACCGCCGGATATGAGCCGGACTCGGTCGTGAAAGCCGTGGAAGCCAACGACACAAGACTTCTCACCCACAGCGGCTACTACTCCGTCCAGCTTCAAGAGCTCGGGCAAAACGACGCCAACACCCCACAGCCCGCGAGAAGTCAGACATTGGATCGAGTGAACCGAATCTTGGAGCTGGCTAAGCCAGCCGAGGAGGAACAATGACCGAGAAGAAGACCCCGCCGCGCGAGAACCTAAGCCGATCGGTGTCGTTCACCTTCACCCGTGACGCGAACGAAAACGGCGACGGCCTCACCTTTGAAGGCTACGGCGCGGTGTTCAACTCGCCCACCCGGATCGACTCCTGGGAAGGCACATTCGATGAACAGATCGCACCCGGTGCGTTCCGTAAGTCGCTTCGCGAGCGCACACCCAAGTTCCAGTTCGACCACGGACACCACCCCCTGATCGGGTCCATTCCCATTGGCGCTATCTCCGATATCCACGAGGATGACCGCGGACTGTATGTGCAGGCCCGCCTCGGACAACACATTCTCATCGACCTAATCCGTGAGGCCATCGCCTCCGGTGCGATCGACGGCATGTCGTTCCGATTCTCGGTGGTGCGCGACGAATGGCACGACCGTGAAGGGAAACTCGTCAAACCCGAAGAGGTCGACCAGATTCTCTACCGCGATCCCAACAACCGGGGCCCACTGCTGCGCACCCTTAAAGAAGTGAAGATCGCCGAGGTCGGGCCCGTCGTGTGGCCAGCCTACGCCGACACCACCGCAGCCGTGCGATCAACCGATGTAGTTGAGATCGACCGCACACGACTTCAAGAACCCGAGCAGCGCCGACTGCTCGCAGAACTTCTATTGCGCGCTGACGCAGTAGATCACGCCCCCGAAGCGGGGGAGTCAGAGCCGCAAGACACCACCGAAGAGGTGGCCGTTGAGCACTCGGACGAAGACACCGACGCGCCGCAACCCACCGAACAGGCCGGGGAGCACGAACCGGAGCCCGAAACCGAACAAGAAGATTCCACGCCCCCTGAAGACCGCAACGCGGATGACGACCTGTTTGCAGCAGCGCTCGCCGAAGTCAGGAACGCGATGGAGCTCAACCCACCCCTGAAAGGACTGTGAAGATGGAACTTGACATCAAGCAGGCCGTCAACCGCGAAAAGGACATCCAGGACGAACTGGAGCGGCTGAAGGCCAAGAAAGACAAGACCCCTGAGGATCGCGCCCGCGTACCCGCCCTCGTTGAGGAGTTCCGGCAGGTGCACGAGCACCGCCTGAACCTCGAGCACGACGCCGCTCTGGACGAAGTCCGCAGCGCCACCGTCGTGTCCACCACCAACGAGGTCACCGAAGACCGCGCCCAGGTCGTGGACGCTCCCGCTCGCGGTGTGACGTTCAGCAACGGCAAGTACAAGAATCCGTGGGACACCTCGGAGATGCGTTTCGGTGGCGGAACCCGTGGCGAGCTCCGTTCTCGGGCCTGCGATGCGATCGAGCGCATGCCGTTCGCTTCAGACAAGGTCCGCGAGGCATCCGCCAAACTCGTTGAGCGCGACGACACCGGACGTATGGCCAACATGGTGCTAGGCACCACCTCCCCGGAATACACCAGCGTCTTCACCAAGTTGGTGCGCTCCAAGGGACAGCTGGCCGGCCTGACCCAACCCGAGGTCGCCGCCTACGAGCGTGCGATGAGCCTCACCGACACCGCCGGTGGATTCATGGTTCCGTTCCAGCTGGATCCGTCGGTCATCCTGACCGCCAACGGCTCAGTCAACCAGGTTCGGCAGATTGCCCGCGTCGTCACCGCCACCGGTGATGTGTGGAACGGTGTCTCCAGCGCCGGCGTGACCGGTTCGTGGGATGCGGAAGCCGCGCAGGTCTCCGATGACGCCCCCACCCTGGCACAGCCGTCCATCCCGGTCGTCAAAGCTCAGGTGTTCGTGCCTGTGTCCCATGAAGTCCTGGCTGACGCAACAGGTCTGGCCAACGAGATCGCAAACATGATCGCGTTCGAGAAGGACCGCCTGGAATCGGTGGCGTTTGTGACCGGTTCCGGCTCGGGTGAACCCACCGGCATCATCACCGCCCTCACCGGCGGTTCGTCGGTTGTCGCTTCGGCCACCACCGACACGTTCGCCGTCGGCGACGTGTACGCCCTGGACTCGGCACTGCCGGCCCGTTTCGCGGCCAACGGTTCGTGGCTGGCACACCGCGCCATCTACAACCTGATGCGCCGGTTCGACACCAACGGCGGTGCGGCACTGTGGGGCTACCTCAACGAGGCCCGCAAGTCCGAACTGCTCGGCCGCCCCGATTACATCTCGGAAGCAATGGACAACAGCATCACCGCCCTGGCGGACAACCTGGTGCTGGTGTTCGGCGACTTCCAGAACTACGTGATCGCCGACCGCATCGGAACCACCATCTCCTACATTCCTCACCTGTTCGGAGCCAACGGACGGCCCACCGGCCAGTCCGGCTGGCACGCCTACTTCCGAGTCGGCGCAGACAGCGTGAACGATGGCGCGTTCCGCGTACTGAACGTCACCTAATACCCGGGTGAAGTTCGACCCCAGCCGGCTGCAGA